TTTGATTGAAGATAATCATATGTTCCTACATTTGTTGAATAATGTTCGAATTTAATACATAAAGGATTATTAGTAAACCCAAGGTCAGCGTCTTCCAGTTCTATGCCTGACGCACCATCAAGCTTATCTCTAAGCCTGTTATCACCGTCGAATGATGCTACTTCAAACTCTGGCGCACCTGACTGGTCTCCAACAGTATTAGTATTAAAATCCCAGCTTGTAATAGTGTCGAATGTATCGTACCATAGGTACCCAGAATGTCCTGACATGTTATCTGCATACGCTCCCTGTAAAACTATTAAAAACATTAATATTAACCATACCATATAATCACAATTAGCTCTTATAAATCGCCTAATTATAGACAATTTATTATCTTCTTTGATTGCTTGACACATATCAATATATCCCTGTTGCAATCTTGTATTTACTTGTTCATTGTCCATTTTATTATCTCTTCACCATTCTTTATTATTGGCTCTTCTATCTTGTCTGTTAATTTATAATTATAACAGGTTTCTCCAGATTGGCAGATCCCATCACCATTTCCGTCACCACCTTTTCTGGCATCACATATAATATTTGTTAAATTAACTGTGCATATTGCATCTATCAACTTTGGTTCTAAGATGTCACCTTTAAATAAAATCTTTTCTGTATCTGGTACGCATTCCACATATGTTTTATTTATTTTAGTGTATGTGCATTCTTCATATATAGTATAACCTATTTTCTCTGATTTATTCTCAACTGATACATTGATGCATTCTGTATTTATAATTACTTTAATTTTTTCTATATAATCACACGAAACAAATGGTTCAACAGGATTTATAATTTCCCACCCACTTAAACAATACTTTTTACCAATAGTTGTTAATGATGTAGGATAACAAGTTTTTTCTGTCGAACTTAATCTTTCGCATTCCATTCCAAGTTCTTGAGATCTGCAGAAATGTGTATCATCTTTATATATAGTATAACCAGCAGATATCAATATTGCAAGTGTTAATGCTCCAACAGTATATTTAGAAATATTATTCATCGCCATATTACACACCCAGATCCAGAAACACACATTGATGTTCCGTTAATCTTTATATCGCCAACTGTAAGATTAACAAATGTAGGAGTACCTGTTGTATTAACATTCTGATCGATATCTGTTCCACTTCCACTTGCAGATATTCCTGTTAATTGACTACCATCGCCATAATATGTATTTGCTGTTATATTTCTATCAACAACCATATTTAAATTATGTAATGTAATTGTATTATTTGCTGTTGATACACCATCTTCGCCAAGTCCAAATGAATGCATGCCACTGACAGTAATATTGTCACCAAAAGCATATGAAAAATTACCAGTTACATCTGTGCCTGCACCTATGCTAACAGAAGACAAACCTCTTGCTTTGCTATAACTTCCCATAGCTAAAGACCTTATTCCTGATGCCTGAGATTGAAGTCCTATTGCTGTTGCATAATCTGCTGTTGCTGTCGAAGCCCAACCAAAAGCGGTAGAATAACCACCTGTTGCCTGAGACTGATATCCGCCTGCAAATGATCTATATCCTGCAGTTGCAAGACTTCCAATTGCCATTCCTGATGCACTATTGCAATTTGCAAGATTACCAAATGCCATACAATAATTTCCTGTTGCTGTTGCACTTATACCAGCTGCAATAGCATTATTACCTGTAGCTGATGAGCCACCACCTAAAACCATTAATGGAGAATAATATGTATCTGAAGATATTGTTGTTCCATTAATTGTAACAATATATGTTCCATCGGTATTCAAAAGTGGACCTGTCATTGTATCGCCAGCTTCATTAACAAAAATATCACTGACGTTTGTTCCATTAATAAAAACATCTCCTGATACATTTAAGCCAGTTAATGATGCACCATCGCCATAAAAAGTAGTAGCCGTCACATCACCTGAAACATCTATATCATCAGCAGAAATATCTGCAACATATAAATACCTCCATCTTAAAGGACCAGAACCAATGTCATATGTTAATGTTGTGGTAGGATATATATTTTCAGTTGTTATATTTCCAAATATTAAATTGTTTCCTGATTGATTTAAAGATAAAACTAAGTCAACCCAATAATCTTGTGGATTTGAATAATCCAAATTTGAATATCCAAATACAGCCATACTACCTATAATCATAAGTAGTGCGCTCATCCCATTCCTTATCGAATTTCGCATTATAATCAGCCCATGATATCTTTGTCAATCTATTATTTACATATGTTCTTTTGTGAATCCGCCATACTTCTTCTCCATCTTCGCTACCTGGAACGGCTTCACCAATATATTCAACCTGTCCATTGGTATTATATGCTCTTCGTTCTTCAACTACAGCATATGTAGATCTATATGCATATAAATCCCATTCAACAGTATCTTGCTTGGCACCATTCAATTCGTCAGCTGTTGGCTCTCTTGTTCCGCCCATTTAAAAATACCTCAAATTTCTTTTTAAAGATCTTATTTTTTTCTTTATCCTTTGGATTAGGCTGTTGAGGATTTTGATTAGAATTTCCAAATGGATTAAATGCATTTGCTGGTTCAGATGGTTCATTACCCCAATCAACGGGATCTCTTCCTTTCTTTTTCCTAAACTCATTAACAGTCATACTTTTATGATCAAGCTCAAGCATATCTTGTTCAAACTCAATTTTCTCTATTTCGTGTTCTTTGGGAAAATATTTAAATTTCAATCCGTGATCTTCTCGTTTTAAGATCTCCGAGATTGTTTTTCTAGTATGCAACTGTTCAAGTGTTTGATAATAAGGTTTCAATGCATTCCTTACTGTCACTCGTTCTTGTCCATCACTGGTTGATTTATTAGAATTCTCAAAGAATCCAGCTTCTTCAGGACTCACACCATAAGCACCGAATACAAGTTTGAAATACCACTTCTGACCTTCTAACCATTCAAGATCTCGATTTGTATTATTAAGTTTCTCGATCTTATCTACCATCCAATTGATAAATCCTACTTGATGTGGTTTCCCTTTGTATTTATCATTCCAAGCTCTCTTGAGTTTTCTTAATTGATCCTTTGGAAGCTTAGGCAAACTTATGATTACATCAGGAATTGCATTATTTGTATAAAGATCTTTATTGTATCTGGTTCCCTGTATCAGCAATTCAACAACCTGTTGTATTGATTGCATAGGTGAAAAGCCATAAACATCATATGATCTAGGGTTCATCATTATATATTCAATCTCATCTGCTTCAAATCGTGTAGGATTCTGTCTTGGATGCTTGAATGAATATTGCCAGAAATTAAGAAGATTCTTATGGATGTCGACTTGCTTAAGCATAGTTGAGCCATCAACTGATTTTAATTTTAATATCTCTCTTTGACCTAATGGTTTTAATACGAGCCCGACTTCAAAACTTTCCACTTGACCCCAAGCATTATATACAGGAACATCACCTATACTGTAGGAATCAGATGTATACACATAATTGGCAACACCAGCATCTATCTCTGAAACATCTGTGACCAATTCAGAGTTCACATCATTTATAGTCTGCTTATTCTCATTCGGCTTCTTAAAAAATTCCATACATGTCTCGATGTCTTTGGTATGATCAGATTCATCCTTCTCATCTTCAGCAACAATTTCCCACGGTGTAGTAAGAATTTGTTTCTTAAATGTTGTGACAACCATTTGTGCCCATGGCGACTGCGCCAACTTTCTCAGTTTTCGTGTATCAACCCTTCTAGGCTGTCCAAGTCTGGCTGAAAAAAACCAATTAGGGAATATAGCCTCTCTATCAGTAGGACTCTGTTCTGTAGAATAAGAAAGTCCAGTCATGCCAACCTCTTGATTTGAAGTTGGTGATCCAGGTAAAACTCGTTTAGAAAGTTGCCCTAGATTGCGCATCATTGGTTTAAAAAAGGCCATGTTCATCGTTATTGTTACTTTTATATTTAAATACCACTTAAAATAAAAAAAAATTAATCCTTTTTGAAGGGATTATCAAATATAGGTTGTTCAAACAAATGAGTCCTGACCATACGATTTGCTATCTTCTTTGCCATCTTCTCATGAGTTGCCAGATTCTTCTGATAATCTAAGTATGGCAGTTGTTCCTTTTGTCTCGTGTCATAAGCATCAGGAGATCTTCCAATTGTCAGCTTAGATGACTTAACAGCTTTATCATAACATTCCTGATGAATAGTCTCAATGATAGCTTTTATCTTTTCTTTTTGAATCTCTTCACATTTTGGTTCAAATTTTTCAAGATCAGTTGCAAAGGCCGTAGCTTTCTTGATGTTGGCCTCATTAGATTTTACCTGTTGCTCTAGTTGAATTGCTGTCTGTTCAAACTTAGCAATCTCTCCGCGTGTAACATCTAGACCATCTAGCACATCTTTTGTTGAATGTTTTTTGTCTTCTGATGATACTGTTTCTTTTATCTTCTCTCCATCCCAATTAAAATCTCTTTTCATTGTATTCACCTATTCCTGTATCCTGTCTATCCGAACAACTTCTCTTGTCACCGGTTTTCCTGATCTAATCTTCTCAATCACTTCATATGCAATCCTGTATTGTGCAGATGTTGCCCTTCGAATCTTTGACCCGTCATGCATCTCAACTTCTGCATATTGTACATAAAGTCTTTTGTTTCCTTTTTTATCCGTCTCATACACACCAAACGAAATCTCATATTCATCTGCATTTAATTTCTTGCTGACAAGATTTGATATATGCATCTTAGGTGCTGTTGTCTTCCAAATGCCTCTTACCTTAATATGTTCAGCTGATGCCATCTTTTTAATAGATGTCATCCTGTTCTTTGCTCTTACATGGGTATCAAGCAAGACTTCCATGGTTGCCAGATCCTGTAATTGCATCATCCTTTCCTTGATGATAGATGACATATCTTTCACAGTTGTCTTGATCTGTGAATCCTGCATCTCTTGAGGGAGAGCTTTTTGTTCTTTGGGCATCACAGTTGGTTCTGGAATAAATGAATCTTTTTTCATCTGTTCCATTTTAGCTTCCATCTCAGCTATCTTGTCATCTTTAGCCCTCATCTCTTCCTGCTGTAAAGCCCATTTCTCTTCATCTTCTGTTGCTGGTTGAATATTTTCTTCACCAGATTGTACTTCTTTTAAATCTTCCTTCAATTCTTTATCTTTTTGTTTCATTTTAAATGCCTCCATTTGATCTATACAACGTTTCCCACGTTGATTTTGATTTGCGTCCTTTAACGATTATGACTTCTATTTCTTCTCTTTTCAACATCTGCTTAAGGGATCTAAATACATTTTGCCTTGTTATATTGGCCCGTAACACTATATCAGTTGCTGACATATACACAGGATAATTATTTTTTAAGATGTTTCCTATTTCCGCTTGACCCATCTTTTAGCAATACCTCCTGATTTTTAAATTTAATCATATCATCTTTCTCGTCCATCTCTTGCTTCTTAGTCTTATGTTCCTTCATGATTCAACCTCTCTTTGACTATTCCATCAGGCCAAACTTTACTGACCCAATCAGGAAGATTATCTACTTTCCTTTTCTTCTTCCTGGCTGCTAAATCCCTTTTTATCTTACAAGTTTGGCAACCGCGACCTACCTCATATGGCTCATGACAATGAGGGCATTCTTTTGTTTCTACCATTCTATATCAACCTCGTATGATTCGCTGTCAGCAACCGTTTCTCTTTGCTTACCTAATCCAAATACCATCCGCATCATCATTGAATCTGAAAAATCAGGAGATCTTCCGATTGCATCCTTAATCTCTTCTTTATTTATAATCTGGAACTTCTTCTCATTATCAATGACATCTTTACGCCTGATGGCTTCAAGTTCTTCTATAATCCAATTTCGAATCTCGGGATCAATGTCACTGTAACATCCAATAATTCCTTCGTTGACATAATCTGCAAGTCGATCGTAGCACTGAGCACGCAAATTTTTATACGAGAACTTATCAGTTTCTTGCTCTCGATATTTTTTGTTATCATCAAACTCCTCCACAGGTTTGCCTGCATTAACAAAAGCATATATACCAGGTAGATGATCCACTACACCACCACCTACTCCATCCTGGTCAACTACACCATTTCTTCTTCGAATATGCCATTGCTTCTCTAAACTCTGGATCTTCTCTTCAATAAACATAGTGGATGATTTATTGTAATACCACACCCTTCTGATATAATGTCCCTGCCATAAGAAAAACACAGCCTTATCTCTTCCAAATCTGGCAACATCAACAGATAGATATAATTCATCTTCTGAATTTGGCGTCTGTTGATTGGTGAATATTTCTACAATCTTCTCATAAGACATCAACGATGAGTCATCATCCTCATACTCCCATAGACCATATTTAAGTCTTTCTCGCATTGCCTTATCTTTGATCTTAGATAACAGATTTCCATAGTCCTCTGCTGTATATGGATTATCATTATATAAAGCCTGTATGAAACACGAATCATCCGGCATCTCATTGCTTCTAAATGGTTTATAGAAATCAAAATATACCCAATTCTTCTTTGGATTGCATGTGAGAAACATCTTAGGATAGAGATTAAATTCTTTGTTCATATGCCGGCCTATCCTGGATTTGAGAACATCAAATGCCTTCCCTTTAATCTCACCTACCTCTTCAAGCCAGCCGCCTGTATACTCCTCTGAACCAAATCTCTCATATAATGGATCAGCTGGTTTATATGCAACATCTATAAGATCGATCCTGGATCCATTCCAAAATTGAATAAAACTATATTGGCTGTTAAGCTTCCAACAAGAGTTAGGAATGCCATGCAATGTACAAACCTTCTTAAAAGTAATGAATGTAGACTTCATGATCCTCTTAAGCTCATTCCGACCTATGAACCATTTAGATCCAGGATACGCAATAGAATTAATAAGAAGCCATTCACAACCTATCCAAGATTTGCCGCCGCCTGCACCACCACCAAACAGGATCCATTGAGTTGTATGATCTTTCAACTTCTTCCAACATATGTCTTGCTTAATTGTCGGCTTGATCTTTATTGTAAATTGTTCTTTTATCATTTATTATTGCAACATCTCTTATAATATTTTTTAAAATTGATGGCGTAGCCATGATATTTAAGTGCTTGATAAAAATGTTCACTAGAACCATGTGTTAAATAATGTTTAAGAAATGCAACTCGGGCATGATATCTTACATCATTAATAGGTGAATATTTTTGAGCTTCAAACATATCAAAGAGAAGACCATAATATTTTCTAATTGATTTACTTCCCATAATCACATCTAACTTTAAAAACGATTGCTTCATTTTCTTGAATGTCAGTTCATTCATGTTCTTCTGAAAATTCATGTTTATTTCCTATCCTATTACAACCAGGACATCTATATGTTGATTCCATTCCTTCTTCTGGATATACTTGCACATGACAATCATTGCATATTATTATCGTCGCCATCATCAACCTCGTCTTCATTAATAACTTTTATTTTTCGTTCACCGGGCTCATCAAATACAACCTTGATTCCAGCTGCGCCAAAATGCTCAATCTGTTGCTTCTCTTGATAACCACGTCTAGCCCCTCTGGTCTTCAAACCAAATATTACACATTGCGGGTTTTTCTCTTTTATAAGATCCCGGAATGCATCTTCAAATGTGTCAACCTCTTGATCACGCAGCTTCTCAAGTTTGGCTGCAAACTCAGGATAATCCTTAATCCATAAATAATAAGTAGCTCTGCCAACACGAACTTTTTTACATGTATTACCTATATGATAATTCTGCCTAATTAACTCATTAATAAAAGAATTCTGTTTATCAAGTATCTTTTTTTGATAAGCTGGCGAATTCATGCTTATCTGTTTCTTTGCCATTTTTACTCTTCAGTATCATCTTTAATATATTCATAATCCCATTTACCAGCTTGATGGGCTTCAATTGCCTGTCTACAAAACTTGGATCGCTGCATGCCTGATTTCTTCAAATATTTGGTTTGCTTCCTCTCAAGCATGACTGATACCTGCTCTAATTCTTCTTCACTTTTTGATGGCATAAAATATACAGTATATACATTATATATAAATGTTTTCTTTTATGGCAATAATACGGCAAATTTGCGTGACCAGAAAGGTCAGATGTTCAAGGGTTTTCACATTATTATACAGTTTCCTTCCTTAGCAGTAATACTGATTAAGAATGAAAAACACATACTAACTTCATACCCCCTGAACATCTGACCTTTCTGGTCACAAAGCAGAAACATTTATATATATGGTACTGTTTATGCCCTAAATTAATTAAAAACAAGTTATTGAAAAACAACAAGTAAAATCAGTAAAAATGATAAAACCTAAAAAACAGAGAATTCTTGTGGCTTGTGAATACTCAGGTACTGTAAGAGAAGCCTTCAAAGCTAAAGGGCATAATGTCCGGAGTTGTGATCTATTGCCAACTGATATTCCAGGTAATCATATACAAGGAGATGTTAGAGAACATTTAAAGACTCATAGTTATGATATGATTATTTGGTTCATTCCTTGTACTCATATAGCTGTTTCTGGTGCTAGATGGTTTAAAGAGAAACGGTTAGATGGCAGACAACAAAAAGCAATAGATTTTTTTATGTATGCTGCTAATTATCCTTGTGAAAGGATGGTTATTGAAAACCCTGTTGGAATAATGTCTACCATCTGGAGAAAACCAAATCAAATAATTCAACCTTGGCAATTTGGACATAAGAGAATTAAAAAAACATGTTTATGGTTAAAAAATTTACCTGTTTTGAAATCAACAAAAATTGTTGAACCAGAATATCAAATATATAAAAGTAAAAAGAATAAATCTGGATATTCTAAATATGATAAATTATGGGGTAAGCTTGGTCCAAATCAGAACAGAAGAAAAATAAGAAGTAAAACCTTTCAAGGTATTGCAACTGCAATGGCAGAACAATGGGTTTAAAACAGGTAAGGAGGAGACAAATGGAAGACAAAATAAAGTTCAAAAGGAAGCTTGGAGCTAAGAATCAGGGTATAATTCTTAGTATGCCAAATGAGCTAATAGACTGGCTCGATCTCAAACCAGGTCAAGAAATAACACTGGTTCCAGATGAAGGGAAGCACGGCAAATTCATAGCAATGTTCACAGATGATAATTCTGAAAAAGGTGAATTGATTGAAATTGATAGTGATACCCAAACAACTGAAGGATTATAGATTCATAAAGACCTTTAGGAAACATCCTGCAGAATCAGGCTGGCCTATAGATCCTGTAAAATACACAAGACAAAAAGATGGATCCTATCTGGACAATATAAAGGGAACGATATACAAGTCTAAAGGTATAAATTTTACTGATGCGATGACATCATATACATATGATGAGATGTCAACTCATTTGAAATATTCAGAAAAATTAAATAATAAAAATGTATCATATGGAGTCCTTGGTGGTTATCATGGCTTGGTTGTCATAGATCTAGATGACAAGAAGATCGCTGATAAATTAAGCAGGATCTGGCCATTCTCTGAAACATTTACTGTATTATCAGGAACCAAGAAACTCCCTCATTTCTATTTCAAGTGCCAAGACTATGCAAAAGTTGTCAGATATGATTCGTCTAGCAATAAAAGGATTCTTGATATCCAGGCAACGTCAACATATGTAGTAGGCCCGGAAAGCAGATTTTTGTCAAATAATATATTAAGAACATATGATATACAAAACACAAACGAAATTTTGGAGGTAGATTATGATGAAATTATTAAAGTTATTGAAGAAAACCTTGGTGAAATTCACAAGATTCAGAAAAAAGAAAAACATCTATATACAGATAAATACTTCACCCTTGATCCAATTACAAGTGAAATCTTTAAAAGAATATCGTGCGATACCATCCTCAATGAAGCGAATGTTGATATCTCACATAACCCAGGAGATACGCCGTTCGCCAAATCACAAAATAAGAAGTGCCTCCATAGAACTGACTACCTTTGGTATGATCATCACATACAAGACGGAGGGAATGTCATTCAATTGTATAGTAGAATACACAGGATTGACATCATTAAAGCAAAATATGATCTTGCTGAAAGAGCTGGAGTCACAGAAAAAATATTTAGAGAAGCTTTACAGTATTTCATAAAGAATCAACAACATGAAATGACTGAACTGATTGCAATGAAGTTTATGGGAACCACACCCACTCATACAATCAGATCAGACAAACAGAGGACACAAGAGATCTATATCTATAAAGATGGCATCTATATCCCAAATGGAGAATCATATATCCGCGAATTCTGTGACAACATACTTGGCAAATGGTACACTCAAAACCTGTCAACCAAGATCGTGGACAAGATTGCAATCCGAACCAAGATAGATTCTGAAGAATTCTTTCAAGAAGATGAGGTGGAACTGATACCAGTCCAGAATGGTCTGTTGAATATATCAAATAAAAAACTATATGAATTTACACCAGCTAAAAAATTCTTTAATAAATTACCGGTAACATTCAAACCAGGTATTGAATGTGAAATGACATTGAAACATTTTGACACCGTATTAAACGGTCCACAAGATGTTGGAGTGATGCAGGAAATATATGGCTATCTGTTATTGAAGGATTATAGATGGGAGAAGGCGTTTATGTTCTATGGTAAAGGAGGCAATGGTAAATCCAAGACAATAGAACAGATGAAACACCTGATAGGTGAATATAATGCCGTCAACCTGAGTTTGCAGCAATTACAGAATGAGAAGTTTCTTCGTTGCAACCTGCATAGAAAATTAGGAAATCTAGCCGACGATATCGGCCATGCAAAACTAGAAGAGACTCAGATGTTCAAAGAACTGACCGGCGGCTCCACAATCACGGTAGACAGAAAGCATATGGATAGCCTGACATTCAAGAACTATGCTAAGATGATATTCTCAGCAAATAAGATTCCTGATACAGTGGATGATACTGACGCATTTTGGAGGCGGTGGGAGTTGCTTGGTTTCACCAAGAAATTCATGTCACCATTAGAATATAAGAAACTTAAAG